ATGCGCTGGCGGTGGGTGCTGGCGATATCATCGCGGGGCCGCACGTTCGGGACGCCTGCAAACGGCACCTGCGCGACCTAGAGGAAGGCGGAAAGCGCGGCCTTCTGTGGGATGCGGACGCGGCGGCGCGGTTCTATAGATTTTGCAACACCGTGCTGCGCCTAAGCGACGGGCAGTTCGACGGCAGGCCATTTACGCTGGAACCTTCGCAGCAATTCATCTGCGGGTCGCTGTTTGGCTGGAAGTGGGCACGGACGGGCAAGCGCCGATATCGCCGGGCATACATCGAGCAGGGCAAGGGCAACGGCAAGTCGCCTATGGTCGGGGCAATCGGCCTTTACGGGCTGGTGTCAGACGGCGAGGCGGGCGCGCAGATCTATGCGGCTGGCGCCACAAAGGAACAAGCGGGAATTCTGTTTCGAGATGCGGTCGGCATGGTCGACAAGGCTCCGGCATTGGACAAGGCAATCAGGCGCAGCGGCGGGCCGGGCCGGGAATACAACCTAGCGCACATGAAATCCGGCAGCTTCTTTCGCCCGGTATCGCGCGAAACGAAAAAGACAGGCTCGGGCCCGCGTCCACACTTTGCGCTTTGCGACGAGGTTCACGAACACCCTGACGGCGGCGTAATTGAGATACTGGAGCGCGGGTTCAAGTTTCGGGAACAGCCGCTGCTGGCCATGATTACGAACAGCGGCTCGGACCGGAAAAGCATCTGCTGGCAGGAGCGAAAGCACGCAGTTGCAGTCGCGGCTGGCGATGTCGAAGATGATACGACGTTCAGCTACGTCTGTGGGTTGGACGATGCTGACGATCCTTTCAGCGATCCGTCTTGCTGGATCAAGGCCAACCCACTTTTGGGCGTTACGATCACCGAGGAATACCTTGCGATCCAAGTTAAACAGGCCAAGGACATCGCAGCCAAAGCCAACGGCATCCGGCGCTTGCACTTTTGCCAATGGACGGACGCCGAAAGCGCATGGATCAGCCGGGCTATGTGGGAGAGCGTGGAGTGCGCCGATCTGCAGGTTGAAGACTTTGCGGGTAAAAAGTGCTGGGGCGGCCTAGACCTTTCGGCGAAAGTTGACCTTACCGCGAAGGCGTTGATTTTTGATGATGGCCTGACCGAGGACGGCAAACCTAAGTTCGCGGCGTTTGTGCATGGCTACACGCCAGCGGATACGCTGCAAGCGCGGGCTGAGCGGGACGGGGCGCCCTATGACTTGTGGGCTGATGCTGGCTTTCTGACAGCCACACCGGGCAAGAAAACGCGTCTGGATTTCGTGGCGCAGGACTTGCTGGACGATGCTGAAAACTACGACTTAGATTTTGTCGCGTATGACAACTATCTGATCGGTGACTTCGAGGCGATCCTTGGCGACATGGGATCAAGCCTGCCGATCCTCGATCACCCGCAGGGGTGGAACAAGCGCAAGCGCGAAACTGAAGATGGCGAAGAAATATCGCTTTGGATGCCGGGCTCTGTGGATGAGCTGGAAACGCTCATTATGGAGGGGCGCATCCGGGTGCATATCAACCCGGCACTGCGGTCTGCGGTTATGTCCGCCACGTTTGACCGATCACCCGCTGACTTGCGGCGGTTCACGAAACACAAAGCGACCGGGAGAATTGACATGGCTGTAGCTTTGGCGATGGCAGTTGGCGCGGCGACAGCGCGAGGTGGCGATAGCGATCCGTCCTACCTCGAAGATAATGATTTGATGGTGCTTTAATGTTTGGCCTTATCAAGAAAAGCGCGACATACACCTTTGATCAGCTTTTTGGCATCGCTGGTTTCATGGGGTACGGAACAGCTTCAGGCGTTGATGTAACCGAGCGCAACGCTGTTGACGTGGCGGCGGTGTTCTGTGCCGCGCGCGTCATTGCCGAGGGCATTGGTCAGATGCCGGTTCGGGTGGTTGAAGACAGCTTTGACCCGGTGACGGACCTGCTGCGCGTCAAGGTTATGCGAAACCACTCGGCGCACAAGCTGTTGGCGCAAAAGCCGAACGATTGGCAGACAAGCTATGAATTCCGTGAAGGCATGGTTTTCAACGCCGCGCTTGGCAAGGGATCGATCGCGATCAAGAACGTGGTTGGCGGCGAAGTTCGGGAGCTTCTGCCGGTGCCGTCAATGGCATGGTCGGTTGAGCAGAATTCGGACTATTCATTAAAGATCCGCGTGGACTATTCTGACAAAACGCACGGGTATTTTACTCTTGATCAGGTTTTTTACCTTCGCGGCCCGTCGCTTGATGGCTTCCAAGCCCTTCCGGCAGTCCGCCAAGCTCGCGAGGCCATCGGACTTTCCCGCGCATTGGAAAAGCAGCAGGCGCGTTTGGCCGGAAATGGCGGCAAACCTTCTGGCGTGTTGTCGTTCGCCATGCCGTTAAAGCCAGACACCAAGGAAAAGCTGCGCGATACGTGGAAAGAAAAGTTCGGCCCCAACGGCGAAGGCGGAATCGCGATCCTTGATGGCGACGCAAAGTTTCAATCCATGACCATGACCAGTGTTGACGCGCAGTATATCGAAACGCGCCGCCTTCAAATTGAGGAAATTGCACGGGTGTTTCGGGTGCAGCCGATCATGCTGATGCAGGCTGACAAGGCGGCCACATTTGCCAGCGCCGAGCAGATGTTCAGGAATCACGTCATACACACGCTTGGGCCTTGGATTGAGCGGTGGGAGCAGGCCGCAACGCGCGACATTCTCGGCCATGACAGCGGCCTGCGTGTCGATTTAGACGAGCGCAACCTGATGCGCGGCGATTTTGCAGCTCAGTCTGATTACTACGCGAAGGCGCTTGGCGCGGGCGGTGGTCCCGCATGGATGTCGCAAAACGAAATTAGGGTCGAGGTCGGCCTCAACCCCATTGACGAGCCATTTGCCAACACTGTTTCGCAAGGCGCAATGACACCGGGAGCCCCCAGCGATGGAATATAAATTTATAGATCTTGATTGGAAGGCCGACGAGACCGGAATGATCGAGGGCTACGGGTCACTTTATGGCAACGTTGATCTTGGCGGCGATATTGTCATGGCCGGAGCGTTTGCTGACAGTCTTGCCAGTGGCCGCAAGGTCAAGATGCTGCATCAGCACGATGCTTATTCTGTGATCGGTGTTTGGACGGAAATGTCCGAAGACGAAATAGGGCTCCGGGTCAAGGGAAAGCTCCTGACAACCATCCAAGCCGGAAAGGAAGCCTACGAGCTGGTCAAGGCCGATGCTCTTGATGGGCTTTCAATTGGATTTCGCACAATCAAAGACAGCGTGTCGAAAGGCGTGCGCATGATTGAAAAAGCGGAGTTGTGGGAGGTGTCCTTGGTGACTTTCCCCATGAATGAAATGGCGAGAATTGATGCGGTCAAAGCCGCTGAAATGTCGCGCAGAGATATGGAACGGGTTCTTACGCAGGACGCTAAGATTTCCCGTGCCGTCGCTCGTCAGCTTATGGCTGGCGGGTACGAAGCCATCAAGGCCAAGCAGGACGCTGGCGCTGAAGGTCTGTCTGAGCTTGCCGCGCTGATGCGCGGTGAAAACACAAACTAGGAGAAAAACTATGTCTGACCTGATTGAGGTGAAAGAACTGTTTTCCTCGACTCAAAAGACCGTCGAAGCACTGCGCGGAAAAGTCGAGGAACTGGAAGGCAAAGCCGCTGACGTTGTGGACAATGACACGCTTTCCAAAATGAAAGCTGACCTGTCCGCGCTGTTTGAGGCCGAGCAGAAATCCAACTCCGACCGTCTGGTCGAAGTGGAAACCAAGCTGAACCGTCCCGGTGCGCCGGGCGAAAAGAAGGATGACGAATACGCCACCAAATTCGTGCAATATCTGCGCGACGGCGAGGGTGTGGCCGAAATCAAGGCAATGGGTACGCAGACCGCAGCAAGTGGCGGTTTTTTGGTTTCTGATGGCATGCGCGAGGGCATCCAGAGCCGTAGCCGCCGCACTTCACCGATTGAGCAGATTGCATCCAGCATCAGCTTTTCGGGCGGCAATTACGAGATCATCCTTGAGCGCGACGAGCCCGGTTCGGGCTGGGGAGACGGTGAGCGCACGACTTCGACAGAAACTGGCACGCCTACGGTCAACAAGATCAGCATCGCGACGCACGATCTGCGCGCCACACCACGCATCCCGCAGCGTTTGCTTGATGTGTCTGACTACGACGTCGAGGGCTTCCTGATCGGGCGCGTGCAGGACAAGTTTCTGCGCGACAAGGCTCAATCCTTCATCACTGGTTCCGGTGTCGACCGTCCGAAGGGGTTTTTGTCTTACAGCAACAACAACGCGAAGGACGAAGATCGGGCTGCTGAAACCCTGCAATACCGCGCAACCGGCGCTTCCGGCGCGTTTGCTACTGCCGGGCCCGCTGACGTGCTGATCCGCACGTTCTATGACCTGCAGGGCATGTATCAGGCCAACGCATCGTGGATGATGAAGAACACCACGGCTGCAGACGTTTCGGTGCTGAAGGATGGGGATGGCAGCTACTTGATCCAGTCCATGCTGAACACGGATGGAACGATTGTCCGCACCATTCAGGGGCGTCCTGTTTTTGTCGCAGACGACATGCCCGAAGTCGGCGCAAACAGCCTGTCAATTGCTGTCGGCGATTTCAGCAACTACTTGGTCGTGAACAGCCCGACCGTTTCGTTGGTCCGTGATATCTTCACGCAAACCCCGAACGTGCTGTTCAAGTTCTTCACCCGAGTTGGTGGCGGCGTGACCGACTTTGACGCAATCAAGCTGATCAAGTTCGGCGCATCGTAAGGAGAAACTGAAATGTATATGAAAGATATGCGTTCCGTCACGACCGTCGCACACGGCATCGTGGCAACCCTGTCGGGCACAACCCCGGCAGTTGGCAATATCGTCGATCTGGCTGACTTCAGCTCCGCAACTTTCCAGTTTTTGACTGGCGTGGTTACGGACGCGGGGGCGGCGGCTGGCTTTTCTGTTCAGGTGCAGGAAAGCGCAACCACAGCAGGCGCCGACTTCACGGCGGTGGCTGATGCTGACCTTGTGGGGCTCGAAGCCGGGCTTCAGGTCACGTCAGACGATGATGATGGTCTGGCCAAGGGTTCGCTGGGCTATATTGGCAGCAAGCGATACGTGCGCGCCGTTGTGACGGGCACCACAGGCACAAACGCAATTGTTGCCGGTGCTTGGGCGCTGCAAGGCCCACGCTATGCACCAACAGGTGACGCAGCGGCCAATATCGCAGCAACATAATCTTTGGTGATGGGCCGGGTAACTGGCCCACATCCTAAGAATATGGCACTAAATTGAGGTCACAGCATGTTTTCAGATCTTATCACGGCACCGGCCACGCCGGTTCTGACAACAGCAGAAGCCAAGGATCAGGCAAGAATTGACCACGACGAAGAAGACACGCTTGTGGCGCGCCTAGTTGCCACTGCGACCGCGTATTTTGACGCAAAAGACGGCGTGACCGGCGATGCTTTGATTTCTCAGACCTGGCGTCTGACGCTTGGAAATTTAGAAATTGTTGATCGGGTGTTCTTCCCAATATTCCCGGCGCGATCCACCAGCCCCATAAATTTGCCAATCACTCCGGCGCAGTCGATCACTTCGATCAAGTATTATTTAGATGGCGCGCTGGAAACGCTGGACGCATCAAATTATCGGCTGATTAATGGCGAGGTGTACCTGACCGACACAGGCTCTTGGCCTGCGATGGATATTCGCGAAGACGCGTTGCAAATTGAATATGTCGCTGGCTATGGAGATGCTGCGTCTGACATTGCGCAGACAACGCGGCATGGAATTGCAATGATGGTTGCCTACCTCTACGAACATCGTGAGGCGGCGCAGGAAAAGCCAGATTCTGCATCGCTTGCGTTTACCTTTATGCTTGCCGCGTCCAGATCCGCGCGAGGCTTGTTTTGATCAGCGCGGGCGCGATGGATCGCCGGGTTCAATTCCAACGCTTCACCGATGCCGATGATGGGTTTAGCACGGTGCAAAACTGGGCAAACCACGGCACCGCAGTCTGGGCGCAGAAAACAGACGTCAGTGACGCTGAAAGGTTCCGCGCGTCCGAGGTTTCAGCGATCATCACGAGCCGTTTTGTTGTCCGCCATTCGACCTTCACAGCGGGCATCACGCCAAAAGATCGCCTTGTCTGCGAAGGCGTTACTTACGACATAAGCGGCAAAAAAGAGGGCAAGGGGCGCCGCGTTTCGTTTGAAATCACTGCGGCGGCGCGGGCTGATACGGGTGGATAATAGTTGACGGATTTTAAGACCGAAGGATTTGCAGAGCTTGAGCAAGCCCTGAAGCAGCTATCGCAATCAGCAGGCAAAGGCGTCTTGCGGCGCGCGCTGAAAAAGTCGGCGAAGCCAATGGCCGATCTGATGATTTCCAACGCA